CCGTATTTTGCGTATTCCATTCCGAACAATGCGTTCAGGCCGGGGAGCAGCTCTTTAAGTAGCTGGGCGCGTGAAATAGCCATGTTTTATTCTCCTTATACGCCAGTAGCGTTTTGATACTGGTGCATACCAAAGTTGAACTTGACGATCAGCTCGACATAAGTGTCTGCGGCTGACGCTGTCTCTGTAACCACGTCGATGACGCGCATTGGCAGAGTGTTCGTGGTGGCTGCTGAAGTCGAAAGTACAGCGACCTTCGAGTTACCAGACTGGGTTGAACCTGCGTTCTGAACGAGTGACACGTTGTTACCTACAACAGTGCGACCTACGCCAGCAATTACAGTTGTACCAGATACAACGGCAACTTTATAAAGCTGGTCAGGGTCGTCTGCTACGTAAGCAACGATGTCGTCCGCTGCAGTGTTTGCAGGGAAGAATTGGCTGTACAACTCATAACCCAAGTTAGGGTCAGTATAACGACAACCAAGGAATACACCGACAGGTGTAGCGGTTGTAGTACCAGCATCTTTTTCGAGCGTGCCATCGTTGATTAGTTTCACAAGGTCTCCGTTAAGAAGGTTTGTGTCGTAACCGGAAGCGATAGGAATTTGCCGAGTTGCCCCTGCGAATGCCTGCCCGCCGATCAAATTGATCGGTTTCAGTCCATAGGGACCGGAAACAGTAGGATAAGCCATTTTAAGCTCCTAAAATTAAGTTCCTTTACCGAAAGTAACCTTCGTTTTCCGTTCATTAAACAGAGGCATACGAGGGTCATTTTCTCTCATAAGGTTGTTATCAACGGAGTGCATCTGAGACTGTGCTTGAGTCGAGTAATACTCGTTTCGCTCTTCAACTAACTCCTTTGGAGCCTTACACAACATCAAACCACCGATAACTACGTTGTCCTTAAAGCGTTCTTGCTCAATGGAAACCATAGTAATCTCTGGGTGATCCTCTGCCTTTACAGGCTCCCAACCTTCTCTCAGTTTTGAAGAAACATTGGTGGAATCTACCTGACCCTGCGTGCTAACGCGGACCCAGTGGAAGTCATACCCAGCCTCGGGGTTCGGAGAGGGAAGTACCTCTGGACGAGTCCAAGACTTTTTGCGAACAGTACGTTCGCGGGTTTCAAGTTCACGGTTTAAACGATTCTCAGCCATTATTGTTTCCTCATATCTATTGCAACCTGTTTGGCGTATTGTTCGGGTGTCAACCCTAACCGTTTAGCGAGCTGGACTTGCGTGCGTGTCAACGTCACTTTCTTGGGGGCCGTGCTCCGCGTTGCGGGGGCAACCACTTGGGTCTTTCGCTTCTTCGGTTCGGCATCCTCGAAGTTATCGGGGAAAACCTGACGCATACGAGAATCAATCGTCTCGTAGTATTCATCACTCTGCGGGCTTACGCCCTGTTTGACAAGTTTGTTATGCAGCCCTAGCGCCAAACTTGTCATCTCATCGTCGTTGCCAAACCATGAATTGGTCTTTTGCCAATCCGCGGCCCGATCATCGACTTGTACTGCCGGGGCGATCTGTTCTACTTGCCTTTGTACAGGTGTTTCTGTCTCCTGTAAAGCTGGTAGTTTGAAGTTTGCTAGTCTATCGGACTTTAACTTAGCATTTGTTAAACTTTCTTGTGCTGCGAGCACAGCGTCTGAGTCACCGGACTCATAGGCTTCCTTATATGCGCGTTTAGCACCTTCGGTCTCGTTAGCAGCATTCTTCTTTGCTTGTTCAAGAAGCGCCGTTTGGTTCTTGTTGACATTACCTTTTAACTTTTTATTCTCTTCCATAAGCGTTTGGGTAACGCGCTCAAGCTCCTGACTGGCGCGAAGAGCTTCTTCTTTAGCCCTACGCTCATCGTGGTAGCCCTTAGAGAAGTGTTGTATGCGTTTACGAACTTTGTCCGAATAGTCTTCCAACTCTTCGTCAGTAACGTCCGTAGGCGGGTCCGACGCTTTACGACCTCGGTCAGCTTTAGGCGTATCATCAACAACCTCCACTTCAACCGCATCACCGTCATCGTCATTGTCAGCCGAATCTGCGGCAAACTCCTCCGCAGTTTTCTTACCAGAAATGTCAATTTCAACTGCGCTAGACTCTTCGATAGCCATTTTGTTGTCATCTTCGTCCTCGGGAAACTCAAATTCTACTTTTTGAAATGCCATATCTATGCCCTCTGAATACCGTTAGGATCGGTTACTACAGCTTCTACTGAGTCGTCATTCATCAAACGATACTCAATGCCTCCGATGGTGAAACGCGTTCCTGAGTTCATACGGAACATCACGAAATCGCCTTCTTTGCACCAAGGACCATCTGGAAAGCGGTCCTTGTCGGTGTACGCGCCAGACCCCATATCAACAACAAGCCCAATAATAGACATGATGTGGTCTTGAGTTTTGGCCGTCTCAGTTTTTAGGATAGATGTCCCTGCCACTGTTTCCTCGGGTTGCGGGAGTGCAACAAGGATGCGGTAGCCTACGGGACGGGGTAGTTGTAGTTCTAGTTCAGCATCGCTGATTTTAACTGCTTTTTCAGTCATCATCGTTTTCCATATAGTTTCGCGCGAGGTCTTCAACATACGATTTGCTGGCTTCGAGACCACGAATTAAGCCAACAACTTCCCTATAGTCCGCGTAATCTTTGGGCGACCCTGCGGATAGGAAACTCTGTGCAGACGAGATGTCCTCGTCGATTTTATCTTTCAGCACGTCAAAGACGGTTTTAGCCATGATACGTTATGACTCCTCTTTAGGTGGTTTAGGTGGTTTAGGTGTCTGGCGCTGGGCATTCTGCGCCATGCGGGCAAGCTCAAGATCAACCTTGTTCTCCTCCACACGTTTAGCACTCATGTCCCGTACACCTTGACGTTTCGCGTCAATCGCTAACTCAGCTTTGTCGATGTTAATCTGTTCTGAAGCCATCTTGGCGTCGATCATCATCTTCTGTTGCTTCATCTGCATTTCTGCTTGTTTAACTTGCTGATCTGCTTGGTCGTTAGCTGCTTTACGCTGCTGCTCTGCTTGCTTGATCTGCAGCTCGGCCTGTTTCATCTGAATGATCGGGTCTTGCTGTTGCTGTTGTGCCTTCTGCTGCGCGGCTTGCTGCTGGTTAGCCTGCTGTAGTTGCTTGCCTGCGTCTGCGACCAGACGTGACAGTTGTACTTCCATATCTTCCGGCATCTCCTCGTTCGGAGCGGGTAGTGGTACGCCTAGCTTCTCTTCGATCTTCGTACGATAAGCAAAGCCAAGGTGTTCGGCAATATGCGCCTGTAGAGACGCCATAATCTGTTTTGCCTGCGGGTTTTGTCCAATCATCTGCGCCATCATCGGGTCTTGCATAAACGATGTATGTGTAGCGATGTGGGCTTCGTGGTCTTGGTAGATAAACGCTTTCATCGGCTTGCCGACCAACGCATCCATGTTCTCGCTGATAGGGTCTGCAGGCTTCGCATCGTCCTTCGTAGGGACCAGCTTATCTGCGTTCTTCACGCCCAACACCTCGATCATCTGTCTGTGTAGCTGTGGTAGGTCGTATATCTGTGGAGCTTGCGCTGACATCTGTAGCACAGTCTGATACTGCACAACCCGCTGTGCCATCGTAGAGTTGTTAGGATCACTGACAGGGATCACGTCCACCATCATATAGTCCGACCGCTTGGCACCCACCTCGCCTCTAGCAGGCACGTAGGCGTAATCTGCGGGGGCATACTCAGCCATAATGGCCTTGAGTAGCTTAAACTCGTTCTTCATCGCGTAGTGTACGCGTGCTTGCACCGCAGCCATAGGCTTCAACGTACGCTCTAAGAGCGCCAGTGTTGTACCTACAGGAGCGTTGGCCGACATGTCCGATATGTCCATGTCACTAATCGCACCCAATCTGCGACCTTCGGTCGTAATCTGGTTCAAAAGGGCGAGAAGGGTCTGACTAGGTTCTTTGTAAGGAAGAGGCATAATGTTGTCACGGATAGACCCTGACGGTACATCTACATCCTTAAACTCACCCGGATTGATAGGCGAGTCGTCCCCCTTGATACGTAGTCCACGGGACTTTAACCCTCCCGGGAGGTTGGAGAGCGTACCAGCATCAACGAGCTGACGTATCAAGGAAGTCCCAGCACGGGCATACCCACCGATAATGTGGATCAATCCAAGGCCATAAAACCCGAATCCCGGCACATAAACATAGTGGACGAAGTGCTGTCGTTTGAGTGTGAGTGGATCACCCTCCTCGTAATTTCTACGGATCGCCAGCACTTCGCCACTTCCACGCTCGATAGTGACAACGTATGGACGAGCAATCTCATCGTCGTCATCAATACCTTCAATAAGAAGGTCGGCGTGAATTTCATAAACAGCGTATCGTTCATCGTTGGTTATAGAGTATCCGCCATCTTCAGCTTTTTTCTCTTCGATGTCCGTGTGATAAGGTTCTGGCTCTCCGAGGTCTACGTCACGGTAGAATCCTGCGGCTTGGAGCTTCTTCAATTCGTTCTTAGTCTTACGCATTACGTGCGTTACACGCTCTGCAGACTCGATATTAGACGCGCCATAAGGCACAATCACGTCTTCTGCGGAGATATAAATAGCTGCCTGACGACCTAAATTAGGGTCAAAATAGACCTTTTTAAAGGCTGAACCCGCTAATCCAAGGCTGTATAGCATCCGTTCGTGTTCTGGGCGGTACTCAACCATATTCTCGGTGAGTTCATAGTTCATATCAGCCGTAACGCGGGCGGCTGCTTCCTCTTTTTCCTTGGTTTCTACCCCAAGAATCTTCGTTTTTACTGGTCCAGATGCAGGAAACGTCTCTGACATAGCCTCTGCTTGGAACCGAATAGCTGCTTCTGCAAGGACTGTAGAGTTAACGCCACATGCGCCTTCCCACGGCTCCGTACGTTCCTCATATTTAAAGCCCAGAACGTCCAAACCTTTGACGAATGTATCCGCCCAGTCCTTACGACCTTCAATATCGGTCTGAACCTGACCCACAAGCTCGTCCGAAAGTTCATTTAAATGCGATTCGTCAAGGACTTCGGCTAGATTCATGCCAAATTCGGTTAAATCCATCTCGTCACCGGGGATAATGGTGATCTCCATACTACCGTCATCTAGTGTAACCGACTCAGGATCGACTATTTCGATCGCTAGTTCAGATACATCCATCTCTTCTACGCCGTCCAGCCCGCCTTCGAGGTCATCCTCAAAGCCTTGTGGTGCTGCGTATAGTCCTTTTTCAATAGCCATAGCTAAATCCCCTAATAATACCCGCCTCGGCGTTGTTTGAAGAACCGCTCTTCTTCAGGTTCATCGGTAGGCAACCGAATAAACCCTCCCTGCCGAAAGCGCATAAGGGCCATCACCGTGGAGTCTACAAGGTCATCATTACTCATAAATGGAAATCCTGCAATCTCTTCGACAACTTCTTCGGCCCATCTCGTCTGTGGCACCCAACATATCCCAGATGCTACAATATCTGCAACGGAGTTAAGTCTTGCCAACTTATCCCCTGATCCTCTATGTGGTGTGTACTCAGACACTGGTAAGCCCATACGTCGCATCTCTTGATACAAGGCTACACCAGAACTTTTCTTCTCCACAATAAACGAGTCTGGTTCCCAATCTCGATACTCTTCCATTGCAAGCTGCTTTAGTTCTGGGAACTCCATACGCTCTTTGATGCTATTTAACAATATAATATTGTACGCGTTGGTCTCTTCGTTCAAGAATACACCCCATGTGGTAAGGGCTGTGTAGTCTGCACGGTTGTGCTTCTCGGCTGCGGCGTCGAGCGACATGATAATATATTCGCAGGGAGGCGGCGTCTCGTGCGCCCACTCGTTCCACCACTCACGCTTAACCATCGCGGCTTCTTCTGTGGTGGGTTGTTGTTGATACTGCGAGTTCCACTGGAACACAGGCATAGACGCTTTGGTTCTAAGGAGTGCTTCAAGATCAAAGAACTCAGGCCACAGAGGCTTCTGTACCATCTTCTTGGTCTTCTTGTCTTTAATATCTAGTATAGCGGGAAACTCTACCACTTCGTACTGGTCAGCGCGTTCGTTCTTGGACATATCCCGTGTTACACGGCCTGTTAGGTCATCAAGATGCCACCGTGTTTGTATGATAGCGACACGACCCCCGGGCATCAGGCGGGTACGAGCACCGAAGGTGAACCACTCATATGCCTTCTCAAAGACTCCAAAGTTGCCGTTGATGACATCTTGCTCTGAGTGTGGATCATCCACAAGTAACAAGTCAGCACCACGGCCCGCGAGTGCAGAGCCAATACCGCACGCATAGTATTCTCCTCCAACATTTGTGTTCCACCGACCCGCAGATTTAGAGTCTTGCGCCAGCTTAACAGTAGGAAAAATAGAACTGTAGGTATCTGTGGCTATCAAGTTACGGACTTTACGACCAAAATCTACAGCGAGGTCAGTCGTGTGAGAGACCATCATAACCTTCTTGCCGGGGTTACGGCCTAAAAACCAAGCAGGATAGAAGATAGACACAAGCTGTGACTTACCATGACGTGGTGGTATATTTACGCAAACACGATCTTTGTCCCCCCGCTCAATACCCATAAGCATATCTGCAAGGATGCGGTGGTGTCGGCCTACAATAAACTCAGGCATCATCAACTTACAGAACTCAATGAGGTCATCAAACGCACGTTTATTGGTGCTTCTCGTCTGTAGTTCATCGACCATACGGTCAATCTCGACTACTTCTTCAGTGCTAAACGCGTCCAGATTAGCGAGCATCATCTCAATGTCGGCTTCTGTGAAATCTAGCGCCTCAGTCATCGTCAAACCCAAATTCTTCCGCAACATCTACGTCTTCGTTGGGCACAATAACGGCATCTTCTATGGGTGGGGACGGATTTACGAGCTTTGCGAGCTTTCCACGTAGCTTTTCCTTGAGGTCGTCAGTGGTTTGATGGGTAATTGTCACTTCAGACTTCTCTGTAAACAGCCCTACGTCTGAAATCTTACCCAGAAGCTCAAGCGCACGCATACGTACACGAGGATCAGGGTTTTCAGACTCTATTACGAGCTTGTTCGTCACCAAATTACGCAGTTGTTTCGCAGATTCTACTACAGAATGGTTAAATTCATCCAATATGTTGTTTGTTAGGCGGATAGAAGCTGGAGTTATCTTGGCTGCACGTTTGTTGGTAACTTTTTGGGACGTTTTGTCTGGTGCACTGGCATATGCAGTGGCTAAAGTTGCAGCAACTTCTTTGTCAGCCTCGTCTGGGTCGATGGTTAGCCCATGTTTCTCTAGTTCAGACACAGTTTTATCTAACGCTGCCGCGCGTTCCGGTAGAGGTATGCTCTTAACCTCATCACTAATGGGTATACCCGTTTCGGGGGTAAGGTTCATTGTCATATCACATCGCAGGTTGTTAACCGATAACGTAATAATAAGTTACAAAAAATTTTTTAGCAAGGGTTTCAAAAAAGGGGTGGGGGGTTTTCAAAAAATAGCAATTAGTTCATCTGGAATAGTATTACTAGACTAACACGGAGTCCCACATGACAGCGCGGGGGGTGGGGGTAGGGTATGCCTAGCGTATGCTCGATTTAGGGAATTCCCTAAATGGTATCCAATGCCATCCAATGCCATATGATGCCAAGTGGTGCGGTTCTATCTATTGTGTAACACGTTATAGCATGGCATAAAGTAATTGTCAGAAGGGTTTGGCGCACGATCAAACCCAGACAAATCGGAGACTAAAACAATGTCAAATATTCTTAATAACGTGATCGCCCTTAAATCAATCAAAGACGCATGGAATGCCAAGTTAGGTGGCGAAGCTAAGTTTGCCACACACCTTGATGTAGTAACACAACACATGCGCTGGACGGATGCTGTCGCGCCTACCAAGAACAATCTTGCGTCTGGCAAATCAACAGC